AAGGTAAATCAGTTGCTGATATGTCCCGTGCTAAACAAGTTAAGAGTTTGTTCCGTATGGTAACACCGCACTTGAATCTAAAAGACATTTCAATGGTAGTTGTTAATCACACATACAAAGAGATTGGTATGTTCCCAAAAGATATTGTTGGTGGTGGTACAGGTTCGTATTACTCTGCTGACAACATCTATATTCTTGGTCGCCAACAAGATAAAGAAGGCACAGAAATTGTTGGCTATCATTTTATTATCAATGTAGAAAAGTCCCGTTATGTTAAAGAAAAATCTAAAATACCTATTTCTGTATCTTTTGATGGTGGTATTAGTAAGTATAGTGGCTTACTTGACCTTGCTATTGAGTCCGGACATGTGGTTAAACCAACCAATGGTTGGTATGCAAAGGTAGACCAATCAACTGGTGAGATTGGTGATAAGAAAAGGATTGCGGACACTTCAACACCTGAATTTATGGAACCAATTTTGAACGACCAAAAGTTCAAAGACTTTATTAAACACAAATATGAGATTGCATATGGAAACATTATGGGAGAAAGTGACCCAATTCTTTTACAAGAAGCCGAAGATGCTACTTGAGGGTAAAGATTACCGTTTTATAGACTTCACCAATTCAGATATCACAGGAATTCAAATTCTTCAAGGTGAATTTGCTGGTGTTGTCTATCACTATGGTAAAGCAAAAGTTCAAGAGGCAGGCGAATTTGCTAAACTACAATTCGGTTATACACTCGTCCACCCAGGCAAACACGACATAGATGAGTTGCAAAACAACGAAGAATTTGTTACAATCATGGGTGACATACTAACAGAGATTTTAATAAATCAACATAATGAACCGACTAGAACATTCAATACTGAAGAACCTGATTTACAATGATAGTTATTGCCGTAAGGTTCTACCATTCATAAGTGCTGACTACTTCTCTGATGATACCGAGAAAGTGGTCTTCAAAGAAGTTAATGAGTTTGTAAACAAATATAAAAGCTTACCAACACATGAAGCTTTGGTGATTAATTTCACAGAAAGTAAATCTCTAACTGAAACACAAGTTAGAACATCTGTTAATCTTCTCAACGAAATTCACGAACACAGAGAAGACCCAAGCGAAGAACAATGGCTGATAGAACAAACCGAAAAGTTCTGTCAAGATAAAGCCATCTATAATGCCATCATGGAATCGGTTTCTATCCTTGATGACAAGAATCACAAGACATCCAAAGGAGAAATACCAAAACTTCTAAGTGATGCTCTTGGTGTTTCTTTTGATTCACACATTGGTCACGATTATATTAATGATGCAGAAGAACGCTTTGACTTCTATCATCGTGTTGAAGAGCGTGTTCGTTTTGACCTTGACTTCTTTAACAAGATTACAAAAGGCGGTCTTCCAGTTAAGACTTTGAATATTGCTTTGGCGGGTACAGGAGTTGGCAAATCTTTGTTTATGTGTCATGTGGCTGCCTCCTGTATCAGTCAAGGTAGAAATGTTTTGTATATCACACTTGAGATGGCAGAAGAAAGAATTGCAGAACGAATCGATGCTAATCTTTTGAACATTGACATACAAGAACTACACACAATCAGTAAGCAAGATTATGACCGTAAGTTTGATGCATTGAGAAGTAAGACACAAGGTAAACTTATCATCAAAGAATATCCAACTGCTTCGGCTTCCACATTGCATTTCAGGTCTTTGTTACAAGATTTGCATTTGAAGAAGAACTTTAAACCAGAAATCATCTTTGTTGATTATCTGAATATTTGTTCCTCTGCTCGTATGAAACCTGGTAATAGTGTTAACAGTTATACTTACATCAAGGCGATTGCAGAAGAATTGCGTGGTCTTGCTGTTGAATTTGCTGTGCCTATCGTGAGTGCGACACAAACGACAAGAAGTGGTTTCACTAATAGTGATCCAGGTCTTGAAGATACAAGTGAATCATTTGGTCTGCCTGCAACTGCTGACTTTATGTTTGCTTTGATTACAACTGAAGAACTAGAACAACTTGGCCAGATTATGGTTAAACAATTGAAGAATCGATATTCGGACCCAAATACCTACAAACGATTTGTAATTGGTATTGACAGGTCAAAGATGAAATTGTTTGATGCTGAACCTGATGCACAGAATGGTATCGTTGATAGTGGTACTGATATACCAGATAAGCCTATCAATACTTTTGGTAATCGTGAAAGAAAATTCAATAGTAAATTTGAGGGAGTGAGAGTCTAATGAAAATTGTAAATTTAAACCGTGAGTTTCCAAAAGAAAAACGTAAAAAAGATTTATTGGAAATCATAGATTCATTTCGTCAAAGAATAGTTGATGATGAAGTTGATGAATTTGTTATTGCTTCTATGGATCCAAATGATGGTGAAGTGGTAATTACTGTTTGTTGCCAAGATTTCGTAGGTGCAGTTGGTCTATTTGAAATTGGTAAAAATATATTGTTTCAAACAAGCACAGAAGAATGAATTTAAATAAAGAGCAGGCACTTCATTGTGCAAACGTGTTCTCAAATTACTTTGATAAGTTTGGTCGTATCGATGAGTATATGCGAGAACAAAAGGTGGCATCCATGGCGGAGAGGTCACCTGTACTCTTTGGTATGGGACCTGAAGAAGACTTGTTCTCCGATTTTACAATGTCGCCTGCTGATATGGAATTTGAACTGATTGAGTTGCCACAAGACCGATGGGATACTTACTTGAATATGATTTCCTCACATTCAAATATGACAAGTATACCTGGTCGTTGTTTGCGTTTAGCAATACTTGAAAAGAAAACTCAGAAGTGGGTTGGTTTTATTCGTCTTGGTTCTCCTGTTATCAATTGCAAACCTCGTAATGAAATGTTAGGTCGAGTATTCACACAACATGAAGGTGGTGCTCAACGATTCAATCAATGTGCTGCAATGGGATTTGTTATTGTACCTGCACAACCATTCGGTTTTAATTATCTTGGTGGTAAGTTACTGGCTGCAATCTGCACCTCACATGAAGTTCGCAAGATGCTTGATGACAAATATAAAATGAATACTTGTTTGTTTGAAACAACCAGTTTGTATGGTAGTTCGAAGGCAGTATCACAGTATGACGGTATGAAACCTCTGATTCGTTTCAAAGGTCTAACTGATAGTGATTTTATGCCTATGTTACATGGCAAAACATATAGCGACCTAAAAAATTATATTGAAGGTATCATTGGAGAAGATTTGGCTCCACCTGATGCATCAAGTCGTAAACTGAAAATCTCCAATGCAATGGTTAATCTTATTAAGGTTGCACTTAAAGGTACACCAGAAGGTGATAAGTTTAAATTGACTATTGAGAACGCCAAGAATCTGAATGAACAGAAGCGTTACTTCATTTCAGACTATGGCTTTAAGAATATGATAGAGTTTGTCAATGGTGATGCAGAGAAGTTGATTCCTGGTGAAAACTATGAAAAACACCATCTATCCAACATCATAGAATGGTGGCGCAAGAAAGCCATCAATCGTTTTGACACATTAACAACAGAAAAACGTATCAGGACAGAACAAGAAGTCTGGACAAATGGAACTGTGCTTGACATAATACGATAGTTATGGTAGGATAAATACCTAACAAACCTAACAAACTTGGAGATAACTATGGCAACAGCAAATTTTACAACATTGAAAAAGGCTTTGACGGATACAGGCTTAGTTCAAATTTCAGACCCTAAAAAAATGGATGGTCATTTCATTGCACCTAAATCAGCTACAGGTAAAGAATTTGTTATATATTTACCTTCTGATTATTCAAAAAATGATAGAGGTACTTTTTTAGGTGGTGCGTTAGCATCGTCTTTAAAATCTTTAAAACCTAAATTTTTAGCAAGACATAAAGGGTCATCTGCTGGAGCATTAACCTTTACTGGTTCTCAATGCTATATTATTGCTAAACTTGTTGCATCAAAAGGTGGTGGTGGTAACAAAGGTATTGACCGCGATCTTGGTGATCTCCGCGTCCACCCAGCCCATTCGCCGCACCGACGGCACCGTTGCCAGAATGCCGCGATAAACCGCCTCCACCACATCGCCGGCGCGCG